TTCATTATCCCGATTTACGCAAAGAAGAGAGGGTTTAACTTCTGGGGCAAGGTTGAGTCAGCTAAAGACCCGCAAAAGTATATCAATAAGACTTACTCTGTAGCTCTTGATGTAGTGAACAAAGCGGCTGCCTATGGGTGGTTTATTGACTCAAGCACCTTCCCTGACAACGAGAAGGAGAAGTTTAAGCGCGTAGCTACAAGCCCTGGGTTTGTTGTTGAAATTAACGACCAGGCTAGACCTCCTCAACGAGTAGAGGGAACTAAGTTTCCTAGCGAGCTTATTCAGATGATGCAGGTGTCTGAGAATCAGGTTCTCGATCAGATGAACATCATCATTAACCCTAACGGCGCTAACGAGTCAGGAAACCTTTTTGCTCAAAGAAGAAACCAAAAGCTCCTTGGCACTGAATACCTCTTTGATAACTTGTCCTTTGCTAAGCAAAAGCTGGGGCGGCTCTTGGTTAAGCTCATTCAAAAATACTATACGCCAGACAGAATCCTAAGAATCGTTCGTAACGTAAACATGAAAACTCCCGTTGAGGTGGGTGGTCAGCCTCTTGATTCCTACACGGATGAGGATTTGCTCACTCTGCTTAACACCACTGACCTTGAATACTACGACGTCGAAGTGAGCGAGAGTAACTGGTCACCAAGCATGAGACTGTCTACCTTTATGCTCCTCTCTGAGATGGCGCAAGCGGGTCAACCAATTCCACCAGAAGCTCTCCTTGAGTTTGCTGACATGCCAGACGATGTGCGTCAGAAGCTCATGGGAATGATGGCTCAACAAGGTCAGGCACAAGCAAGCGCTGAACAGGCGAAGGCTGATGCTGAAATACAAAAGACCTTAATCGCGCAGGGGCAGATACCGCCAGAAGTAGCGCAAAGATTTCTCCAAGCACCACAGCAAGATTTACCCCAGAACGAGCCCAATCAAGGGCCTGGGATAATGTAGAAGGTGATGGATGGAAAATAGTGAAGTAACAGCAGCCGAAGATACTCAAGCAGGAACGAGTCCTGAGTACGTTGATCTTCATGAGGCAAGCGATGACGATATTGCTAACTTCTTAGAGAATGTTGGCAAGGAAGAACTCGCTCCCGAAGAAGCTCAGTCGCCAAGTGACCCTGCGCCACAGCAAGTAAATAAGGTGGAGCCGCCTCAAGAAGCGCCAAAGGTTGACCCTGTAGAGCCAGTCTCTAAGGCCGACTTTGAAGCCTTTAAGAAGCAGTTCCAAGGACAGGAACTCCTAATTAAGCGTAGAACGAGCGAACTCGGAGAGCTACGCCGACAGTTCCAGCAGTTTGTTGAACAAACGCAAAAGACCCTTGATGAAAAGTTCTATGAGTCACCGACTCAAGCTCTTGCGGATGCCCGTAAGATTGAGATGGCTCAAGCGAAAATCAAGGAGCTTGATGCTGAAGAACAGTCGCTTACTAATGCACACCAGGCGCAGGTATTATTGGCTCATCACGTTGGTGCTGATGGGTTGGATGTTGAGGCTATCAGTGAGTCGCTGGCTTCCGATGGGTTGCCTTCAGACTTCATTGATCACTTCCGACGTAACCCCTATCAGTCCACGCTGCCTGAAACTTTAATCCAGCTTGCGAAACGCGCTAACGCTGAAAAGAAAGTCCGACAGATGGAGGAGGCTCTTAATCAGCTAGTGCCGTACACACAGAAGCTCTTGGAGGAGCGAAAGCAACTCCCTCAGCATGTGCTTAAGAATGTGCATAGTGCTCTTCGTCAGTCCCCCCAGGTTACTGCATCTGCGGGCGGCACTGGACAGGTGCAAGGTGGTGCATCTGTAGACCCTAGCTCGATGACCGACGCTGAGATTCAGGAGTTCCTAAAGAGTATGTAAAACTTTTTAGGATAGAAAATGGCAAAAACTAATTTTGCTACTGACAATGCGTTGACCAAGAAAATTTGGGAAGAGTCCCTGTACCGCGATGCGGCTAAAGAGGCCTACTTCTCTAAGTTTCAGTCAAATGGTGCTGACAACATCGTAACAGTTAAGCGACAGCTCGAAAAAGACAAAGGTGACGAGATCACCGTTGGAATAAGGATGCGCTTGACTGGTGCTGGTGTAACTGAGGGAACTCAGCTTGAGGGGAATGAGGAAGCTCTTTCCACTTACAGCATGAAGGTTCGCCTTGCTCAGTACCGACACGCGGTGCGTGACGCAGGTGCGATGGCTCGGCAACGAACCATCATCAACATAAGCGCAGAGGCTCAGTCAGCTCTTAAAGACTGGATGAGCGAGAAGATTGACGCCCTTCATTTCGATGCTCTTGGCATCGGTGCGGGTGCATCCGATTCGCCATCGAAGATCTTTTACAAGACTTCCTCTGGTGTTCAGTCGACAGGCACAGCGGCCACAGCTAAATCAGCTTTGACCGTTGCGAATGGAAAGCTCGACCTCAATATGATCTCATGGCTTAAGACCTGGGCTCGTACTGGTGGTGCGCGTGACTACATCCCGCTTCGTCCAATCAAGATCAAGGGCAAGGATTACTTTGTTCTCCTTACTCATGATGACTGTCTCTATGACCTTCGCTCCGATTCTAGCTTCCAGCAAGCTATGAGAGAGGCTGAAGTTCGTGGATCTGAGAACCCTCTTTTCACTGGGGCGGTGGCAATTTGGGATCAGGTTGTCATTCATGCTCATGAAAATTGTTTCATTGGCACTGACGCTGGTGCAACCACCAACGTACCTTATGCGAAGTCTGCCTTCCTTGGCGCTCAGGCTCTTTGTTGGGCTTGGGGTAAGCCAGTAGAGGTCGTGCAAGAGGACTTTGACTATAAGAACGAGCTTGGATACGGAATCGGAATGATTGCGGGAGTTAAGCGCTCGGCCTTCAACAGCAAAGACTACGGTTCGTTTGGGGTCTACCTCAGTCGAACTAACGTTAGCGGAAGCTAGTTAGGTCTTTTAGGGGAGCTGCCTGTACGGGGCTCCCCCTTTTTCCAGCCGAGAGAACATGTCAGCCTCAGAATACGACTTCAATCAAACCCGTACCGAGATAATCGAACGCGCCTACCGCATTATTGGCAAGCTCTCTATGGGGGAAACCCTCTCAGCGGAGATGCACCGACAGGCGGTAATAGCTCTAAACTCCATGATTAAGAGTTGGCAAGATCGGCATGTGTTCTTGTGGACCATTAAGGAGTTTACCCTCTCCCTAACTCAAGGGACTAGGAGCTATTCGGTCCCGACTGACCCATTGGTTTATGCCCTCGACAGGGCTTACCTTCGAATTGATAACAATGACTCGAACGTGACCATAGCCTCATGGCGTCAATACGTTGATATTTACGACAAGGAGGTGGCGGGTGACCCGACGTTAGTGGCGCTCGACACTCAGATCGCCCCGACCCTGTATGTCTGGCCCATACCCTCCCAGGCTAGGACGCTCTACTACACGGGTATTGTAAGACTTAAAGACTTTGAGTCCTCCAGCGGGGTGCCTGACTTTCCAGTTCACTACCTTGAAGCGATTACATACGGACTCGCTCATAAGCTAGCATCTGAGTACGGCCTCCCTTTGGCAGAACGACGCGAGCTTGAGAGGCAGTTTCAAGCTGAATTTTTAGAAGCCAAGACTGGGGATAGGGAGCGGGCAGAGTACGAGTTTGTAGATGGGAGTCACAGCTAATGGCAACAGCGGTCCAAGTTGAGTCTATACTGGGCGGTCTCACCGATAACAGTGGTGAGCCTTTAGCGGCAGGAAAGGTCTATACCTATTATGCTGGGTCCACGACCCCTGTTAGCCTGTTTAGCTCAAGCGACAAGTCTACTTATGCCACTAACCCGCTCATTCTTGACGGTCATGGTAAGGCCCAGGTGTGGGCGGACGGGCGCTATAAGTTTGTTGTTAAGGACCAGTACGACGTAACCCAGTACACGCTGGACAATCTGCTCTATGGCTTCGATGACACGATCTCTCTTTGGGGTGGGCAGTCTACGGGATCAGCTAACTCTCATACAGTGAGCGTTCCTGCAACAGTTACAGCCTACGCCAATGGGCAAAGCGTCTCGTTTATAGCTGGCTACTCAAATACTGGTGCCGTCACTTTGCAGTTTAATGCGTTGGGTGCGGTCAATATCGTTAAAGGGCCAGAAGCAATTAGCTTGCAGCCTGGCGATATTGTAGCTGGTGGTCACTATACGGCGACCTATGAGGCTTATTCAGGAACGGGGCGGTTTCGCCTTGGAGAGTATCCGACACTGGCTGACATTCAGCGGTCTCGGTTCATCTTGGCGACTAATCTTTCAGGTATTAACGCTATCACGGCTCTTCTTACGCCACCTATCTCATCCTATGAGACAGGTCTTGCAATTCGCTTTAGGGCTACCGCAACCACTACCGATGCCGTAACGCTCAATCTTAACTCCCTCGGCGCTAAGGCTGTTCAGTATAACAATGCCGCTCTTGTTGCTGGGGAAATACAGGCTAACTACTGGTATGAGGTAGTCTATGACGGTACTCAATTCCAGCTCCTTAATCCGTCCCTAAGCGCAAGCACAGGGACGCTTGGTGCCACTGTCGCTCAGGTACAAGATGGCGGCTTTATTTGGGGCGGCACCTCTACTGGCACTTTGACAGCTTATGCAATCAATCTTACCCCCGCATTAACAGCCTATGCGACTGGTCAGCGATTAACCTTTAAGGCTCATGTCGCTAATGGGGCGGCCCCGACTCTTGCGATTAACGCTCTTACGACCAAGACTATTAAGCGGCAGGGCACTGCTCTTGTCGCAAACGAGATAAAAATCGGTGACATCGTTGACGTAGTTTATGATGGCACAGAGTTTCAGCTTCTTAATGTAGTCCCAGCCCCACTGTTTGTTGATCGAACGAATAATCGAGTTGGTATTGGAACGACCGCGCCAAGTGTTGAGTTGGATATTCAGGGTTCAGTTGGGAACTCGCAGCTAACTAAGTTTAGTGCTGATGCGATTGGGCCATCATTAGTCCTTGGCAAGTCTCGAAGTGCAACGGTCGGCTCAAATAGCTCTGTGTCTCAGGGAGATGTTCTTGGAAATATACTCTTTAGGGCGAGTGGCAATTCAGCCTACTTTAATGCTGCACAAATTACGGCTTTTGTGGACGCGGCCCTCGGCTCTCAAATTCCTGCGGGCTTCATCGTCTACACAGCAACAGCGTCGGCTGGACTTGCTGAAAGGCTAAGGCTCACGTCGTCTGGGCGTGTGGGGATTGGCACAACTGATCCGCAAGCTCCGCTATCAGTAAGCGGTGCGATGTCAGCCGCTCCTACGGTGGCTGGCGTACATCTTGGAACAAATGCCACTTATTCAGCCATTGAGCTTGCAAACTCCACTGGCTCATATATTGACTTCACGGCGACTTCCACGGACAAAAAAGGCCGCATCCTCTACGACAACACCTCAAATGTCATGTCTTTTGAGACTGATAGTGCTGAGCGTTTTAGGGTCCTGGCAGATGGTGAGATGCGTATTGGAACAATCACCGCACCTCCTTTTTCCGCTCAGATGAGCATTGATAGCGGTGCTAATCTTACTGGTGGGTACATAAAACAATCGAGCGCTGCTTACTATTGCTTGCAGCTTCACAATTCTGCGTCCAGCGGAACAAGAAATCTTATCGGGTTTTATAAAGATACGACGACCCCAGTTCGCTTGGGGGTTATCAGTCATGATGGAACTAGCACTACATATTCGACAAGCTCCGACTACAGGCTCAAAGAGCAGGTTGAGCTAATGCGGGATCGGCTTGAGCTAGTGAAAAAATTGAAGCCGTCAACATTTGTATGGAAGGATGGTCAGGTCCCTGGTCAGGGATTCATAGCTCATGAGCTGCAACAGCATGTACCTGAAGCTGTGATAGGAGAGAAGGATGCCGTTGATTCTGAAGGGAACCCAATTTATCAAGCTGTTGACCTCTCCTTTCTTGTAGCAACACTGACCGCCGCAATTCAGGAATTGGCCGCCAAGGTTGAAGCACTTGAGGGGCGCTAATGCCAACAGTTCCAGTTCCAATTTTCCAGCCTGTCCATAAGGGTGTTGATGGTGTCGAGCTGAGCGATGAGAACTCGCTTGTGATTGATTCCGTCAAGACTATAAAAGGTGGGACTCAAAGTCGTCCAGGAAGTAGGGCGCTTTTTAGTGCGGCTGTCGCGACAGGCTTTGGCTTTGACAGCTTATTCTATTGGTCAGAGAAGGATGTAGTTGTTGGCGTCGGTGGTGGAGAGGTCTATCAATTTAGGCTCATATCAAACACGCCAGTGACAACCTGCTTAACGAATGGTGTCCCGCTCTTGAATCAAAATGCCCCAGTTTCAATCGCGGTGGATGGAACCAATCTTTATGCCGCTAACGGTGGGCAGATCGTTTACACGACGGTAGATGGAACCCCCGCTTACATTCCAGACCCAGATGCTCCTGGTGCCGTTACTCAGATTGCATATCTCGATGGCTATATTCTCACCATTGATGGGACCAACAAGTTCTATTGGTCAGATGTAAATGCTGGGCTTTCGTGGAACTCTCTTGCCTTTGCTGCGGCGGCAGGTAGTCCCGACCTTATTCAAGCAATTAAAGTTTTTAATCGTGAGATTTATCTGTTTGGTACTCGGACCTGCGAGGTTTGGGAGAATGATGGATCTACGCCATTTAGTAGGATTCCAGGCGGCATGATTGAGGCTGGGTGCTCAGCTCCTTTTAGCGTGTTGCAGGACGAGAACTCTCTCTATTGGCTAGACGAAAATAGGCGGCTGGTTCGCTTTGCTGGAAAGTCGATTGAGCGCTTGTCTACTAAGTACGATAGACAGCTCCAAAGCCTTTCAAAAGTTTCTGACTGTAGAGCATTTAAGATGCAGCAGGACGGATACGTTCTGTTTGTTTTTACTTTCCCTGTAGCTGATAAGACTTTCGTTTATAACCTCACTACTGATGACTGGTCTGAGTGGGGGCGATATGTGTTCTCAGAGGGTAAATATGAGCGCTGGCTCGGTCAGTGTTATGTTTACGCTGAGGCATGGGGCACTCACCTTATCGGGCGGCGAGACAAGCTAGTTGTTGCAGAGCTAAGCAAGGAGCTCTACGACGATGACGGAGATTCATCGCGCTTATACCGCCTGACTGGGCATATCGACTATGGGACTAGCAAGATAAAGCAATCAAATGAGCTTCGGTTCCGAGCAAAGCGAGGAGTGGGCCTTTCAACTAGGACACCTAAGCTCATGCTTCGCTACAAGATTGATAATCGCCATTGGTCAAACATTAAAGAGTTCTCGCTGGGCGACATTGGTGAATACAACATCATCCTTCGAGATACGAGGCGCAAGCAGTTCAGGACTATCCAATATGAGTTCTCTGCTACCGACGCTGTTGACGTAGTTTTCAGCGACGCCGAGGAAGATATTGAGGTGCTTCGATGACCGTGAGGCGTCCGCCTAGAGAGTCTATCGACTCGCTTAGGGATAGAAAGTGGAAAGAGCAAGTCTGGCAGGACTCCCAACGGGCGCAGGGCCCGCAAGGTATAGCTGGTCCACCAGGTCCAGCGGGTCCTCAAGGGCTTCAGGGCGCAAAGGGGGATAAAGGAGCGACTGGCTCTCAAGGAGAGCAGGGCGTTCAGGGGGTGGCTGGCCCCCAAGGTCCTCAAGGCGCTCAGGGCGAGAAGGGCGACAAAGGAGATCCAGGAGATACCGTCGCGTTTAGCTTTAACGGGGGTGAGCCAGAGACTAATTATGCGTTTGGACCAGCTTTTGACTGCGGGGAGGTAGACTAATGCCATTTATACAGCTCCAATTTAGGCGTGGCGTCGCTAGTCGGTGGGCGTCGAGTAACCCAATTCTAGCGGCTGGGGAGATGGGCATTGAGTCAGACACTAACCAATTCAAGGTTGGCGACGGTCTTACATCATGGAACAGCTTGCCTTATGGTGGTTTGCAGGGGCCACCAGGCGCAGCGTTTAACTTTGATGGTGGATCGCCTAGTACCAATTACTCGGTTGGCCCTACTTTTGACTGCGGTGGAGTAAGCTAGTGGCTAACATTCAGTTCCAGGTTCGGCGTGGCACTGCTTCTGAGTGGTCATCGGCTAATCCCGTACTGGCAGAGGGTGAGATTGGCTATGTAACCGACCAGAACCGATTAAAGGTTGGTGATGGGGTTACATCGTGGAGCTCGTTGGACTACCTTGACTCCAATGTTTTAGGTGGCTACCCGATTCTCCTATCCAGTTTGGCTGATGGGGATGTTTTGGTTTACCACCAAGCATCGGCTTCTTGGATAAATCGAGATGATAAAGAGTTAGTGGACGGAGGAAACTATTAGCTATGGCAAACACAATTCGTATTAAGCGCAGTACGGGGAGCAGCGCACCAGGATCACTGGCTAACGCTGAGCTCGCGTTTTCGGAAGGATTAGATACCTTATATCTCGGTAAAGGTACTGGTGGAGCTGGCGGCTCTGCAACCTC